TAGGTCGTGATGTAAATGGATTAACAGACTGCCACGCGTACACTGATAGAACCGTAATTAAAGATGTTACCGATGCGGGAACTTATGGCGCTTTTGATGCCGTCACCCGTGTCGAAGGTGAACATGCACAATCCCACATGTTTGCATATCAAGATCGGCAAATTTATGCAGGTTCTGGCGCTGGCACAATTAACTCGTGGGGCGGGTTTATTAGTTGGCCAGATCTAGCAGGTAATGCGCATGTAAATAACCGTTATGGTCACTGGATTAAAGATGTTAACAATACTGGTGGTGGAACAGTTGGATCACAAATCGGTATTTTAATTGAGGATTTAAATGAAGCCACATCGAATGTGGCAGTTAATTTAGCTCAATCAACTGGCTATACGATGTTTGCACCAAATGCAGGACAATGGCTGATTGGGGGTAATACAGTCATCAATGGCACCGCAACACTGAATGCAACAACAATAGTTAACGCTACGTGCTACCTCGGCAAAACAACTAAAATAGGAGGTTTTGCAAATGGCACTGCACCTATTGCGGGTGTTGCGCTGACAATAGAACGTGATGGGCTTTCTACAAGAGGTTTTTTGGACGCTAATAGTGTGGGCGTTTCTCTTGGAGTTGAGGGTGATAAAAAAATCCAGTTTACAACGGCGGCTGTGGCCCGCGTAGTGATTGAAGATTCGGCCAATGGGTATGACTTAAGGCCATCAACCAATACTCAAAAACTGGGTAATGCTACATATCGATGGAGTGAGGTTTTTGCGCTAAACGGCACAATCAATACCTCGGATAAAAATGAAAAACAACAAATTACTGGTTTAACGGAAGCGGAAAGAAAGGTTGCTAAAAAATTAAAGCAATTAATCAAAACATACAAATTCAACGATGCAGTTGCTGAAAAAGGTGATAAGGCTCGAATTCATACAGGGGCCATTGCTCAAGAAGTTGCCGCAGCATTTGAAAGCGAAGGATTAGACGCAATGCAGTATGGCATTGTGTGTTTTGATACGTGGGATGATTATTGGGTAAAGCACTGGGTTAATAAAGGTGCAAAAGACATTATAAAAACGACTGAAGAGCGTCACGTGTCTACTTTTGAAACTCGGATAGTTAAGGAAGAAAAACTTATTGAAAAAGATGGTAAGTATGTAAAAACATTCGAGGAAAATGAAGTTGAAGTGGAAATAAAACAATATCACATCTTTCCAGTGGTAGATGAAAATGGCGCGCCGATTTTCATTGAGGGTGAAAACGGGGAAATGCTCCCAGAAGTGATTAAAAAACCAGTTATTGAGTTAGTAGAAATAGATATTGAAGTTGATCAAGAGCCCATCTATGAAGATGTTCTTGAAGTGCCAGCAGGCTGCCGATATGGGCTGAGATATGATGAACTTGCAATGTTTATTATCGGTGGGATGGATTGAAATGCTAACCCTTAATTCAATCGCCATCAGCCTTAAGGCGCTACGCATCACCGCCAGCCAAGAGCTGGCGACTGAGGATGCCAGCGGCCAAAGCTCAAGCACAGATGCAGCAGAAACGGGCATCAAAGCCAAAATGCTGACAGTATCGGGCTTTGTTAAGTTTGATGATAAAGCAATGCTGACAGAAATATTTAAGCTGGCAGAGGCCACGGAAGGCGGCGCACGCACCACGTACCGCATCAGCAACAAAACCGCCGAGGCGTTGGGCATTAAACAAGTAAAATTCAGCAGCAAAATTGAAGCGGTGGAGCAAGAAACCACCCGCCAATGGAACGTGAGTTTTACCTTAGCCGAAGTGCGCAGCGTGCCGCAGAAAAAGGAAGAACGCGCGCCGCAAGTCGCCGCAGCGCAGCAGGGCAGCACAGGCCAAGGCACGGTATTAGCAGATGGCAGCGCTCCGCCCAATACCGAGCCAGAACTCACGGGCATTATGGCCTTTTTGAAAAAGGTCGATGAGGGGCTCGCATAATGGCCGAACCTAATGCCAAGTTTATTACCAGAGCATATATAGGCGGCCAGTTGGCCGCCGTAAGTGATCATTGGTGCGTACTGCAAGCCGCATCACCGGGCACGTGCCAGCTCACCATTGATAAACCCGCCGAGCGCCTAACGCCTGTGGCCTTCGAAATGGGCTGGGGCGAGATGATTGAGCGGGTATTTTTAGGCTATATCGAGCGCAGCATGCCAGCCGCTAACGGCCTGTATACGGTGTTTTGCCGTGAGTTATCATCAGCATTAGCCAACCATTTAGACGTAACACTGCGCCACCCAACCTTGCGCCAAGTGTGCGACGAAATCGCCGCGCAAACGGGACTTGAATTTGTGTTACCTGAAAAGCCGTATGCCGATACCGCGATCCCTTGTTTTTACAGTGACACATCAGGCTATGCCATGCTGGATAACCTTGGCCGCACTTACAAAGTGCCGGATTTTATCTGGCAGCAGCAAGGTAACGGCAAAATCTACTTAGGCAGTTATCAAGACTCGTTTTGGGCCGGTAAAGCCATCACCATTCCACAAGGCCTTATGACTGACCAGCAAGCGGGAAAAACCGCCACCATTCCAGCCGTACCAAAAATTCGCCCTAACGTCACCGCCAACGGCGCCAGAATTGCCAAAGTGGAGTTTAAGGGCACTAACATGACCATCACCTGGTGAACACATGGAACAAGTCATTAAGAAGATTATTTATCGATTATTCCCAGAACTCAGCGCCCAATTGCATTTACCACGTTGGGGAAAGGTAGTGGCCTTGCCTGAGCTGCCAGCACAGGACGGCGAGCGCCGCAGCGATGCGTTTTACCCGCGCTATGCCGCCGACGTGCAACTACTCGATGAACAC